ACCTGACTTCGGGAGGAAAGCAACTTTGCGGCAGATTGCAGCTGGTGCTTTCTCTCTTCCTCCATCCCAGGTGCCTTCGGGACCAAAAATATTGTGGTAACGAGCAACCCGAACAGGAATCCCATGATTCCTATTGTAAGCAAAGTAGAGCCTTTCTGAGAAAAGTTTTTCCCATCCGTATTCTGAGTCTGGATTGGCGGGGTATGCTGATTCTTCACGGCAATCGGGGTTGTTAGGATCAAGTTGATTGTGCTCTGGGTACATGCAAGCAGACCCAGAATAGAAAATCTTGGTGGTATTTACTCCTTTATCTTCATTCCACTTACGTTGTTCTTCAAGAACATTCAAGTTAATAGATACGGAGTTGTGCATGATGTCTGCATCGTTCTCTCCAGTGAAGACAAAACCAGCACCACCCATATCAGCAGCAAACTGATAGATCTCATCAAAAACACCTAAGTGTTTATCAACAATGGACGCATAAAAGTTGTTGTAGGGACCAGCATAACGAATACAACGTCGAACAAAATCGACATCACGAAGGTCCCCCTGAATAAATTCATTCGATTGTGTCGAAGAAAATTCTGGATATTTGAGATCAACCCCACGCACCCAGTATCCCTCAGATCGAAGTCTTTTTACCATGTGACTTCCAATAAATCCACCAGCACCGAGTACTAATGCTGTTTTCTTATATTCAGACATAAAATTATCAATTGCCTTTTATATATGATACTAAAAAAGACGGTTGAAGTCAACCGTCTCATAGGTCTTTACATGCACGCCACTTACTCTTTTATCTGAAGTAAGAAACAGAGCGGGAGTTACCTCCATCCGCACCACTTGCTTTAAAGTAAAGCAAGAAATTAGAAACTTAATTTTCTTTGCAATCTTTGAATTAGGTCATCAACCTTAGCTTCAAGTGCTGCGAGTCTGTCTCCATCTACTTCACCACCACCATCATGAGAATGAATTGCTGCTTCTAGTTTTTGGAGTCTTCCTTCTACTTCGACATCATACTTTGACATCGATGCACCACTTGCAGACTTTGCTGCCGTTCCTTTCGTTGCCATGTTATTAAAAAATGAACTCTTTTAATATTTAGTTTTAAGAGGGTCTAGTGACTCCACCAGTTCTGTTTAAGTCCATCCGTGACTGAGGGGGTATCCCGACCAGGGCTAGTTTAAACGACTTACCGAGTCTTTGATGTAACAAGGCACACCTTCAGGATCTAACCATTTGGTATACTCAAAATCATCAATCGCAGTCAATAGTTGCATCTGATTATCAAGCAGATACATGTCACTATATCGTTTGGTATAGTGATGTGCTTTTTGAATGCGATAGTCGGGCATACCATTTTCTAGTGTGCCCGACTCAACGTAACGATAGGGGAAACGTTCAAGGAGAACTTTCATGCTTCTACTGCTTCAAGATCAATTGAGATTTGCTCCATTAGAATATCATAGTCGTCAAGAGCATCACCAGAAAATACAACTCCGTTGTTCTCATAATAACGACGGACCTTTTTGAGAAGTTTCGGATTCTTCACATCAAGGAAAAATTCACCATTCACAGCACCACGTAGGGTCTGAATGTCTTTCTTGAACTTACTAGTCAGTGTCATTGTCTCGTTTGTTGACCTTCTAATTATAGAGGTTTGACGGTAATTCGTCAAGTGCAGGTTGTGAGGATCGAACTCACCTTAGGCAAATTATGAGTTTGCTGCATTCACCAGATTGCTAAACCTGCTGGTAGGACTGCTGGGATTTGAACCCAGGTCACACCGTTATAAGCAGTGGGCCTTAACCATTAGGCGACAGTCCCTCAAGACCCTTCATTGTGATCTGTGTATATGCGTATGAGTTCGTCATCCGCAGGCATCATTATAGCAGTGTCCTTTCCATTTGTCACTCCAATATGTTCTCCATTCTCAACTCTTTCCATTAACTTTTCCCAGTTTTTTTGCCAGTGTTCCACAGAGAAAATTTCCATAGTTGTGATATTTATGAATCGGGGTGACAGGATTTGAACCTGCGGCATCTCGCTCCCAAAGCGAGTGCTCTACCAAACTGAGCTACACCCCGTGATGGTAGTTCCTATCGCCGATAACCCTGAACTACCAAGGAGGTCACCGCAGCCTATACTCGACCCACTAGTGACAATACACCATGTGAGTAAAAGGCAAGTAATATGCCACCGAGTATGGCACTTATAATTGTAGCAGTTTTATTATGTTTGTCAATTGCTTTATCGATCATTTCCTGACACTCTTTCTTGGTAACGTAGTGCTCAGGTTTGATCTCATCCATCCTGTGTGACATTTGGTAAGTTACTCATAGGATCCGGTAACCCACTCACTATAGCACAAGCTCTCTTATAAAAGAAATTGTCTGTTGTGCCGTTTTCCTCAAATTTTTCTTTAATGATCTGCCAGTTTTGTAACTCGTCGGGATGCATGATTGGTAGAAAGATTGTCTACACAGTATCTAGTGTATCAAATTGTTACAAAATTATTAAATATAAAAAAATTCTAACGTACTTCAAAGTCTAGTCTACGAACTTTGCGTCTACGTCTCTCCTCTTGATAAAGAAGTTCTGATCTAGAGAAGTGACTATCAATCTTATTCTCTACGTTGTTAGATACCATTACAACTTTATCTAAGTCAACGGCACCAACTTTGTTGTCCACAACTCTTACTTGATTGGGGCAACCACAAAATTGTTCTTTACTAGTGGATGTTAATTCTTTTGCACATTCTTTGCATCTTACTGTAATCATGGTCCTCTTAGTGTAAATGCTTGCTGACGGGATTGAACCGCCGACCGCCTCGGTGTAAACGAGATGCTCTACCTCTGAGCTAAGCAAGCGATTAAATTATCCGTAGGGATTTCTCCCTTGTTCTTTACATAGTTTGAAGTATAGTTTGTAATACTTACCCTTCATTATGTTAAGAACTTCTTTGTCCTCTTCAAAACCCAAGTTACCCAAGTGGGCAGAACTACCTTCTAATTCAGATAATAGAAGTAAAATTTTAACTGGGTTCATGATAGAAAAAGGACAAGCGAGTGACGAGGATCGAACTCGTGACAAGAGCTTGGAAGGCTCGCATGTTACCGCTACACCACACTCGCAAGGCAGGTCATCCAGGACTCGAACCTGGGACATCCGCTTAGAAGGCGGAGGTTATATCCACTTAACTAATGACCCCCAAAAAAATTAATCTTTTTCGATTTCGTCGTTTAAAAAATCAACAAAACCATCATAGTCGTCATCTTTAATTTCGTCAAGTGTTACAATTTCAATGTCCTTATCTTCAAAGTTAAACCACTCTTTGTACTCTTCGATAATTGCTAATCTGTTCAGAATACCATCCACATCATCTGTTGATTCAATTACTTCTTCTGCCCATTCTCTAATGTGATTTACAATTTCAACCGTTTCCATAGTAGTCTTTTCGGAAGTATCTGCTGAGGATGTTGCTATTGTAGTAGAGGGGTTCGCCGGTGTCAAGGGACTCAGTGAGGACTCCGTTGATGAAGAGTTGTCTTGTTTCTTCAAAGTTTGTTTTGCCAGATGTTTTATGTAAACTAAGGATGTGGCGACTAAAATTTTGTCTCCCCAATCTATCAATGTCTTCTTTAAGTTCTGGACAAGACCCATAGTACTTCTTCCAATCAGATTCTTTTTTTACTTTGCGTTTTTTACCAGGAGGTTTTCTGAACGACCAGAAGTATTTTCTACCAATGTACTTGCGATCGTTTGTGAGATTTGTAATGAGATAGACAAAACCGAAGTTATCGTCAATATTCTCAGATAAAAAAGGGGTTCCTTCAAAATACCAGGGGTTTTCATAGTCTATATTCATTAATAGCGTCTAGCACCATATTGACATATTTATGTGCTAAATCTCTGGCTTCCTCACTATACTTGTTTTCTTCCCAGTAGAGTTCATTTTTAATTTTCTCTACTCTTGATTTGATTTCTGCGATAGTGATTTGATTACGTGGCATATAAGGGGAACTACTCCCCTTATGTATAGCAAATATCAGAGTTGAAAACCACTAAATGTGTCCTTTTTAACATCTTGCTTGATACCACCCACCACGTATGACTCTACTTCCGTCTCTTGCGGTGCTACCTGAAGACCCTTAGAGGAGATCCAGTGCTGCGTCCAGGGTAGTGGGTTGGCAGATGCTGCAATATCATAAACTGGTTTCAGTCCGACACCCTTCAAACGACGATTAGCAATCCATTCAACATATTGTTGTAGAAGTTTATCATTAAGACCAATCATCGATCCATCTCTGAACAGGTAATCTGCCCAACGTTTCTCTTCGTTCACAGCATTGTCAAATGCCTTGTAGGTCCATTCTTCTTCCTCTTTCATGATCTGCTTCATTTCAGGATCATCACCTTTCTTCCACTTATTCAAAATGTTTTGGGTGATTGCGAGGTGTTGGTTCTCATCTCTAGCAATAAGGGAGATAATTTTTGCTGAACCTTCCATGAGTTTAAGTTCACCAAAAGCAAAACTGCAAGCAAAAGAAACATAAAACCGTATTCCTTCCAGGATATTGACATTTGCAATTGCTCTATAAAGTTTTCTCTTTAGTTCACGTCTCTCAATAGATCCTGCACAATGACCTTCTGCAGCAAGTTCCCACATCATACCATTATCATATTGATGGGCACCTTGGATGAAGTCGTCATAACCCTTTGTGACACTTGCAGCACGTTCTAGGATGCGTTCATCGGTGACAATCTTGTCAAACACTTCAGAGGGATCTGCATAGACGTTTTTGATGATGTAGGTATAGGATCGACTATGAATCATTTCCATAAACCCCCAAACCTCCATACATGCTTCTAGTTCAGGTAGGGAGCAATATGGAATAAATGCCATACCGGGACCACGACCCTGAATAGAATCAAGCATAATCTGATACTTTAGGTTAGAAGTATAGATATGCTTTTGCTCCGGACGGAGAGTTTGATAGTCACCACGATCCTTCTGTAGAGAAACCTCTTCAGGTCTCCAGAAGTATCCTAGTTGTTGTGTGGTGAGTTTATCAAAGATTGGATATTTGTATGAATCATATCTCTGAACACCCAAAGGTTTACCGAAAAACATCGGTTGCTTTTTAGTATTTACTTGTTCTGTGTTAAAGACTGTCATGCCTTTAACATTAGTTTTCACATTTTCCACTGACGACACCTTAAACTGCACAGGATTCACACTCTTCCTCCTCGGCTTGTTCTAATTGGTTTAACAGATTATTTAAATCAGACTTCTCCTCTTCAACCTCATCACTCTTAAGGTCATTTGTATTCTGATAGTAAGAAGTCTTCCAACCATACTTATATGTAGTCAATAGATCATTTGCCATCACGGAGACAGGCACTTCATTATCCTCAAAGTGTTCAGGATTATATGACCAATTACCAGATATAGCCTGATCAAAGAATTTTTGCATTACAGACACTACATTTATGTAACCTTTATTATCAGGCATATCCCACAAAAGAGTGTAATTATTCTTCAAAGTTGAGTAAGACGGAACAATTTGCTTAAGAGGTCCTTTCTTTGATTTTTTAATGGACAGGTATCCTCTAGGAGGTTCGATTCCATTAGTTGCGTTTGACACAACGGAACTACTCTCCGAAGGCATTTGTGCGGACAGTGTGCTGTGTCTGAGTCCGAACTCATTGATAGATGCTCTAAGACTTTCCCAATCATGCTGTAACTTTTCTGAGGTAATCTCATCTACGTCCTTCTTATATGTATCAATAGGAAGAATACCGTCAGCATACTTAGTACGACCAAAGTCATGACACCAACCTTTCTCTTTAGCAATTTGATTAGATGACTTTAAGAGATAGTATTGGAATGCTTCTGTTAGTCCGTGTACAGCATCCCATGCCTCTTGAGATCCATAACTATATCCCAGTTTTGCCAAATAGTGTGCCAAACCAATAAACCCAATACCAAGAGATCTACGTGCCTTTGTAGCACGTTCTGCTGCCTTTACAGGGTACTCCTGATAGTCAATTAACTCTTCCAAACCACGAACTGAAAGATCACAGAGTTCCTCAAGTTCATCATCAGACTTGACTTTACCTACATTGATTGCGGACAAAATACAAAGTGCAATCTCACCAAACTCATCATCAATATGATTGATAGGATCTGTAGGCAGAGTAATCTCTTGACACAGATTACTCATATTTACTTTATCTTTGAACGATGAGTGAGAGTTACAATGATCAATGTTCATGATATAAACACGACCAGTCTCAGCACGTTCCTTTAGAAGATCCAGAATGAGTTTTTGAGCTCCAATAGTCTTTCTCGGAATAGAGTCATCTCGTTCAAAATCCACATACAACTCATCAAATCTATCAGTGCCAAAAGCATCATACAGACCAGGAACGTCGTGAGGACTGAAGAGTGATATTTCTGTGTCTTGGATAAATCGTTCATAGAACAACTTAGAGATTTGGATTGAATAATCAAGTTTGCGAACACGATTATCTTCGGTTCCTTTGTTGTTTTTTAGGACGATGATGTCTTCGATCTCTTGGTGCCAGATTGGGAAGTGGACAGTCGCTGAGCCACCTCGAATTCCATTTTGTGTACAACACCTGACAGTCGATTCAAACTTTTTAAGGAATGGTACAACACCTGTGTGTTGAACTTCTCCACCTCTGATCTTGCTGTTGATGCCACGGATTCTGCCTGCGTTGATACCGATACCCGCCCTTTGTGCAACGTATTTGCCAATTGCCATATCAGAGCTAAAGATACTATCGAGGGTGTCATCAACATCAACAAGAACACAGCTAGCAAATTGTCGAAGTGGAGTTCGCACTCCTGCCATGATAGGTGTGGGAATGTTGA